CGTTAAATTCCGCCCACTAAAAACCCAGCAAGAGAAAGGCCGCGAGGCGTTTATTGAGGCCGCTAAAATATGCACAGAAGGTACGCTGCTTGATAATGATGACCCTGAAGTCGTGGCATTTATTGAAAATTTGATTAGCGCTGAGTTCACAGCACCAAAGGCGGCAAAATGAGAGAGTATTACGAAAAGCGAATCAGTGAGTTTAACGCTATCGCGCAAGAGTTAGAATTAAAAGCCGAAAAAGAGATGCGCAGCGGCTCAGGGGCTCAAGCAATGGAATATTGCAAGCAAGCGGATATTGCGAAATCAGAAGCTACAAAATGGCGTGAAGCATTAGAGGGAATGGCAGCATGAACATTGAAAAACTAACACTGGCGAGAAGCTATCTTAAAGATAAAACGGTTGGGATACTTAAACACTTTGATTTTGAGTTGGCAACACTAGAGCGCCCATGGCTCAGAAATGAAGTTAATGTTAGCTGTATTCCAGAAGGTGTGTACTTAGTTAAACGCGACAAAACAGGCCGACATCAATGGTACTCAGTGCAAGATGTCGAAGGGCGCACTTTTATTGAATTGCATGGCGGGCGAACGGCCAATCATTCAAACGGCTGTATTCTTATTGGCTGCTTGCATGATGATGAATACAACCTGGTAGAGTCGAATTATGGCTTAGAGTTGCTTCTAGCGTACATCGGCGACGAAGACTTTTTGTTGCACATTCGCGCTGCTACTGCTGAGGATTGGGTTTAAAATGATTACTCAACGCGAGAAACAGGCCTTGTATATTATTGCTAGTGGGTATTCTATTGATGAGTGCGCAGAGATAATGGCAGTTAGTCGCTCTTGCGTTGAGAAGCATCTGCTGAAGGTTAAACGCAAACTAGGCGCTAGAACGCTTTGTAATGCGATATATAAAGCGTCTAAGCAAGGAATGATCATTCTATGCTGCGTCCTGATATTGAACGCAGATGATTGCAGAAGAATAAGCAGAAATGGAAGGCGTGAGATTGAAATGCCAGCTTGTATTATTTGAAAATAAGACTGGATATTATGCCGCCAATTAGCATGAAGGCGGCAAAACCACCGGAGGCGTAGATTATTTTATTATGATTCGCTTCAACTTTTTTTTCTAGCTTGTCATAACGTACATCGTCATTATCTTGTCGTTTATCCATATTATTTAGACGCTCACTAAAGCGAGCATTATCAACTAATACGTTTTTGACCTCTTTGAGTGTCTCGGTATTCTGAGCAAGGAGGTTCTCGTACGCTTTGAATTGTTCGCCATGCTGGGCAGTGACTACTTCAAGTTTATGCAGTTTGTCGTAAGCGTCCTGAGATACCATTATTTTTTCCATTGTTTAATTGCTCGAATTGGTTAATATTAAATGAATTGTCTAACATTAACAAATAACACTGCAACTGCGTATTTAAGCAACTGTGGTATAATGAACGAAAGACATGTAAAGAAAGGTGATTTATGGGTAATGCTATTTTAATGATTGTGCGTCCGCTGCTGGTTAGCATGGCGTTTTCATTGGTTAAGTATGTGCTAAAGATTGCGCTAAATGGCGTTGATGCTTGGCTAAAAAGAAAAGTCGAATCAACTGACAACAAATACGATGATGCGGCATATCAGGTATTTCAGGATAATAAGACTGGAATTATGGACGCGCTGGATCGAGTTGTTAGCTTGATTGCTGGAAAGTAAACTTTGATTGGGATTGATCAATGAGTAAACTAACTGATAAAAAAGAGAGGTTTGCACAACTGGTTGTAGAGCTAGGCAATCAGTCTGATGCTTACCGAGGCGCTTATAACACTGAGAATATGAAGGCGGAGACTATTCATAAAAGATCAGGTGAGTTAATGGCTGACGGGGCGGTTAGGGGGCGTGTGGATGAATTGCGTGAAAGTGCCAAGCAATCACACGGAATTACCATGGATAGCCTTCTTAAAGAGCTTGAGGAGGCGCGTACTTGCGCATTGACAGCAGAGACAGTGCAAAGCTCTGCTGCAGTGTCAGCGACGATGAGCAAAGCCAAGCTGTTAGGGATGGATAAGCAGATTGTTGATCACACCATTAGCATAAAAGACAGCGGCGGGAACGAGTGGTAGACCTCGCTTTATTTCGGAAGCATGTGCAAACCTTGTCACCTGCTTTCATTCCATTATTTAAAGACCAGTCTCGTTATCAGGTAGTATGGGGCGGCGCGGGCTCAGGCAAATCGCATATTGTCGCCCGTAAGATTCTCTATCGACTACTCAGTGAAACCCAAACTAAGCACAATTTTCTGATCATTCGTAAAGTTGACCGCACAATTAAGCGCTCAGTATTTGCCTTGATGAAAAACATTATTAGCAAATGGGGCTTATTATCTGAGTTCGATATTAATCTGACTGATAAGACCATGATCTATAAGCCTACAGGCGCTCAGATTATGTTTAGCGGCCTTGATGATGTTGAGAAACTTAAGTCCATTGAGGGTGTTACGTCGATATGGGCAGAAGAAGCAACAGAGCTAACTCAGGAAGACTTTGAGCAATTAGATTTACGACTTCGTGGAAATACTGGTTCGCTAAAGCAAATTATTCTCACATTAAACCCAATTAGCGAACAGCACTGGATAAAGCGCATATTCTTTGATGACCCGATTAGCGGATGCTTCACACTAAAGACTACTTTTCTTGATAATGCTTTCATCGATGATGAATACAAGATGGTGATGGAGAATAAGAAAAAGACTAATCCTCGCTATTATAATATTTACGCGCTTGGTAATTGGGGTACAGCTGAGGGTCTTATTTTTAATGGCGTAGAGCAGCGTCTAATTAAAGAAAGTGAGGTAGCGGGTCTAGAATGCGCTCAGGGCTTAGACTTTGGTTACACAAACGATCCTACAGCCTTTAATCAAACATACATCGATCTGGCTAATAGAAAGATATTCATATTTGACGGGTTTTATCGCAAAGGAATGTCTAATGCTGAGATAGCAACAGAAATAAAAGAGATGCAGGCTCACAAACACAAGACGATTGCTGATAGCTCAGAGCCTAAGTCGATTGATTACATTAAAGGAAAAGGCGTTCGCATTGAAGGTGCTGCCAAAGGTGCTGACTCAATCAATAACGGCATCGACTTCTTGCTGGAGTTTGAAATTGTGGTTAATGCTCACTTGGTTGAGTTTATGACTGAGTTTAACAACTACTCATGGGCGATTGATAAAAAAACGAACAAGCCAACGAATAAACCTTGCGATGACTTTAATCACTTTATTGATTCACTACGCTATGGATTAGAGAAATATATGAAGGGCAGAAAGCTAGAACCAATGTCCATATCGTTCGTAAACTAAACTGTGATAAAATCAGATAAAACTAATTAGGTGGCATTATGTCAGTAAAAACAGTACATCCGCTTTATACGAAATACGCACCAGCCGTTAAGCTGACGCGTGATGCCGTGGAGGGTGAGCCAGCAGTTAAAGCAGCGGGGCCTTTATATTTACCCGCTGATTTTGCCGTTAGTGATCCAGCTAGATACGCAGTTTATAAAGAACGCGCTTACTTCATGGGCGTTACTGGGCAGACTCAGAACTCTACAATGGGCATGATATTCAGAAAGCCGCCAACGGTTGATGTTCCTGATAGCATAGAAGCTATATTTGATAATATTGATGGTGCTGGTCAGTCACTAGAGCAGGTTTCAAAATACGCCGCTAGTGAGCTAGAAGAAGCTGGTCGAATTGGCTTGCTTGCTGACTATCCGAAAGCTGACGGCATTACATCTAAAGCTAGTGAGAAAGCAGCTGGTTTGCGTCCGTATATGCTGACCTATACCACTGAATCAATTATCAACTGGAAAGCCTCGATTGTTGGCGGTCGTACAGTGTTGTCCTTGGTTGTATTGAAAGAACAAAAAGATATTTCAGAAAACGAGTTCGAGCATAAGTACGAAGACCAGTATCGTGTACTGAAGTTAGAGGGCGGCGTGTTCATTCAGCAGATGTATGACAACGCAGGTGATCCAGTTGGCGAGCCTGTAATGCCTCGCATGGCTGGCAAGCCGTTAAATTACATACCCTTCCACTTCGCTGGCGCTAATGACAACCTGCCATGTCCTGATATGCCAATGCTTTACAATATCGCAGTGGTCAATGTGGCGCACTATGCAAACTCGGCAGACCTTGAAGAATCTAGCTTCATGATGAGCCAGCCGCATCTTCATTTGAATATCGGCGAAAAAGCAGATCAGGCAGAGTATAAAATACTAAACCCTAAAGGACTTACTTACGGGTCAAGGTCGGGAACAATCACATGCGGCGGCTCAATGGAGTTATTGCAGGCCAGCGAAAACAATCTAGCACTAACACTCAAGCGCGACAAAGAAGATCAAATGGGCGCTCTAGGTGCAAGCAAATTACAGAAGACTGGAGCACCAGAAACGCTTGGAGCTGCTCGACTCAATGCAAGTGCTCAGACTAGCGAGCTGGATACACTGGTTGGCAATCTATCAAGTGCTATTACCAAGTGCCTCAAGGATATGGCTGGTTTCATGGGTATTACTGCAGACATCGCGTATGAATTAAACCGTGATTTCTTTGAAGGCTCTCTGACGCCTGAGCTTATTGCTTCTGTTACCGGGCTACAGCAAAGCGGCACTATTGCTAAAACTGACGTGCTTCACATGCTACGAGAAGGAGCTTTAGTGATAGACGAAAAGCGCACCAATGAGATGATCGCTCAAGACGTTGCAAGCGAGTTGTTAGACAGCCCAGCAAATTATGATACAATTTAACTATAAGGGGCTATCAGGTGATAGTCTCAGCTAATATTAGGATTAATATATGCCAGTACAAATAGAGCATGAAGGCGTTACAAAGACGTTTTACACACAAGAAGAAGTTGATTCTGAAGTTGCAGGTTTAAAAGTAACTCTCGGTCAGTTGAAAGATGAAAAGGCCGATCTGAAAGCTAAAGTCGGCGAAGTCGAAGCGGCCAAGCTAGATGCTGAAGAAGCGGCAGCAAAAGCGAGCGGTGACAAAGAGGAATTGCAGCGCATTACAGACGAGCGTGATGCTAAAACACGCGCTAAACTTGATGAGTTGACCAATTCAATTCGCACTGAAAAAACAAGCAACTTGCTTAATGATTTTGTAACTAAGCATGGCGCTGGCGGTGCTCACAATGAAGACTTGCGCGATTTGCTAAAGTCACGCTTTGCCATTGATTATGATATGGATAAGCACGAATATAAGGTTAGCGGTGATGGTGTTTCATCTATTGCAGACCTTGAAAAAGTAGTAAAAGAATCGGGTCGATACGATGCGTATTTATCTGGTACTGGTTCCAGTGGCGGGGATAGCCAAGGGAACAAAGGCGCAGGCGACGCTAGTAAAACGTTTAATGATTACACTGGTGCTGAATTGGTGGCTATTAAAAACAGCGACCCAGCCCAATACGAGCGCCTACGCTCAACACGAATTTAGAGGTAATACAAAATGGCTACAACTCAATTAACTGACATCATCGATGTAACAGTATTTCAAGATTTACCAGCGGTAGATTCCCCTGAGCTTTCAGCTTTTTATGAATCTGGCGTTGTTGTCGGCAGTCCTTTACTGGATATGTTAGCTAACGGCCCGGGTAAAAAATCAGAGCTTCCATTCTGGAATGATATTGACGCGGCTATTGAAGCTAACTTGTCTAGTGATGATCCGGCGGCTATTGCATCCGCTCAAGCTATCAATCAAGGCGCGCAAGAATCACGCAAGGCATTCTTAAATAAAGGTTTGTCTACTTCCGACCTAGCGTCTGAACTAGCGCAAGGCCCAAAGGCAATGGAGCACATTCGCGCTCGTGTTGACACCTATTGGAAACGCCAATTTCAGCGTCGCTTGATTGCATCTTGTGACGGCATCTTGGCTGACAACGTTGCTAACGATTCTGGCGACATGGTTCACGATGTAGCGTCTGAGTCTATCGCTGGTCAGTCTGTTGGCACAAAGTGGTCTCGTGCTAATTTCACTAGCGCAGCATTCACCCTTGGCGATGCTTTCAACAACACTGGTGCAATTGCTGTTCACTCTGCTGTTTATAAGCAAATGGTAGATGCTGACGACATCGACTTTATCCCTGACTCGATGGGTAAAATGGTTATCCCAACGTTCATGGGTAAGCGCGTTATTGTTGACGACGGCATGACTGTAACGGCTGGCACTACTGACGGCTTTAAATACACTACCGTATTGTTCGGCGAAGGTGCTTTCGGTCTTGGCAATGGCGCACCAGATGTTCCAGTTGAGATTGAGCGTTCAGAATCAGGCGGCAACGGTGGCGGTATTGGCACTCTATGGACTCGTAAGACTTACTTGCTGCATCCATTAGGTTTTGCCAACACTGGTACGCCAACTGGCGATTCTTTCAGTATTGCAGAGCTTAAACTTGCAACTACTTGGGATCGTGTTGTTGCTCGTAAGATCATCCCTCTAGCTTTCTTGGTAACAAACTAAGAATAGCTAATTGATATAAGCCCTGCGATAACATCAAGGGGCTTTTTTGGAGTTTGTAAAATGTCAGAACTAAACAAAGACGGCCTTATTCCCGGCCAAGAAGTAGATTTTGAAACAATCGCACGAGTTAACCATAAGCGCAAAGAGGCTGTAAAAAATGAAACTAACAACATCCAGCCCAAAATACGCAAGCGCGGAAAGCCTACAGTTTCAGCTGTGGAAGAAACAGCAGAGCAGAAAAAAGCGGATAAAGAATAACGCGCCACTTATTCGCTACTTCCGCAGAAACAAAGGCACGACTGATGGTTACGAAACTAATGCGCGATTGATCCCTGATCCATTGACGCATTTTGATGTTGAATTTCAATTGC